TAGCCACTACCTGGCGACCATGCAAACGTTTGGTTATGTGTACGACAAGGTATGGCTGCCACACGATGCGGAGAATAAAACCCTGGCTGCAGCTGGTCGGTCTATTGATGACATAGTGCGGGCAGCTGGGTTTAAGACGCAGATATTGCCCCGTGTGCCAATCCTGGATTCAATTAACGCTGCCAGGACCATATTTCCCAGCTGCTACTTTGACCGCGATAATGCTGCCGAAGGGATTAATTGCTTACGCCACTACCGATATGAAGTCGATCCAGTAACGGGCCAGTTCAGCAGAACCCCGCTGCATGATCACTACTCGCACGGGGCGGACGCATTCAGATACATTGCGCTAATGATCAAAGAACCAGGACCTAAAAAGGCCAAGGCCCAAGTTGCAATGGTTGCTGGTTGGATGGGATAATAAATTAAAGAGGTACACCAATGGCACGAACAAACGAAGCTAAAGACGAACGCATCCAGAAGGCAATAGACTTTTGGCATTTGAGCAATGATGCGGACTCTATGAACCGCGCCGAAGCTTTGCAAGATATTAAGTTTGCAGCTGGCGACCAATGGCCCGTGGAGATACAAAACTCGCGCAACCTGGAAGCCCGCCCGTGCCTGACGATTAACAAGATCGATGCCTACATCCGCCAAGTGACAAACCAGCAGCGTATGCAGCGCCCCAGAATCAAAGTGCAGCCAGTAAACAACCTGGCAGATTACAAGATCGCCCAGGTGATCGAAGGCATGACCAGGCACATCGAAGTCAATTCAAACGCTGATACGGCCTACGACACGGCCTTTGACTATGCGGTGCGGATGGGCTGGGGCTACTGGCGCATTAACACCCGCTACGTTAGTGAAGATTCGTTCGACCAGGAAATCTACATCGACACGATCGACAACCCGTTTACCGTTTACTTCGACCCCAATTCAATACTGCCAGACGGATCGGACGCTGAAAAGTGCCTGATAACGACCGTGATGGATAAGAAGATATTCCGCGAATATTACCCAGACGCAGACGATGGCGCTAACTTCACCCAGCGATCTACGGGTGACGATACCGCCAGCTGGATCACAAAAGAAGACATTCGCATAGCCGAATACTTCTACATTGAACGCGAACGCGCCAAGCTTTACCAATTAAGCGATAACACGGTCCACTTTGCCGATTCTGCTAACTTCTTCGAAAAGGTCGAAGCAATGGGCTTGACCGTTGAAGACGAACGCGACACATTCCGCAAGGCCGTGAAGTGGTGCAAGATGACTGCCCTGGAAATCCTGGAAGAAAAAACCTGGGCTGGCAAATATATTCCCGTTGTACCGTGCTACGGCGCACAAGTAATCGTGGATGACCGCCGCAAGCGCTACGGCCTGGTTCGGTTTGCTAAAGACCCGCAGCGGATGTATAACTTCTGGCGCACTAGCATGACCGAATCGATCGCGCTAGCTCCAAAAGCCAAATGGCTGCTGGCAGAAGGCCAGGACGAAGGCCACGAAAACGAATGGGCTTTGGCTAACATCAAATCCAGCCCCGTTCTACGCTACAAACAAAAAGACATTGAAGGCGTGGCAGCACCCGTTCCGCAAAGGCTGCAGCCAGAACCGCCGCCCGCGGGAATTATGGAAGCAGCTGGCGCTATATCTGCCGATCTGCAAATGGTCCTGGGCATACTTGATCCCAACCAGCTGCCAACGGGCAACATATCGGGCAAGGCATTGGCTGGGCAGCAGAACCAGGTGGACCTATCCAATTTCCACTTCTACGACAACATGACTAGGTCGATCCGTCACACGGGCAAAATCATTCTGGACTTGATCCCGCACATCTACGACACAAACCGCGTGATGCGGATCATTGGATCGGATGGGCAGCCTGATATGACCACGATCAACGAAAAGACCGAAGTGGGTAAAGTGCTAAACGATGTGACGGTCGGCGAATACGATGTCGTGATGGATACTGGACCAGGATTCCAGACCAAGCGCCAGCAAGCGGTCGAAGCCATGATGCCGCTGCTTACTGGCAATGAGCAGTTATTCAATATTGCTGGCGACCTGGTGTTTAGAAATATGGACTTCCCTGGTGCGGACGTAATAGCCGACCGCCTGGCATCCATGAACCCAATGGCCCAGGTGGACGAAAAGTCAGATGTGCCGCCCCAGGTCCAAATGGAATTGGCAAACAACAAAAAGCAAATGCAAGATATGCAGCAGCAGCTCCAGGCCGCGCAGCTGGAGATCAACAACCGCGGTCAAGTGGCACAGATACGCGAAGAAGGCGCAACCAAGCGCAAGCTTATGGAAGTCACCGCCAAGGCGCACAACACCGAAACAATGGCGGAAGTCAAAGTCAACGACCAAAACACCCGTGCGATCACAAGCCAGAACAAAACCGAAATCGATGCGATCGTGGAATTGTTGCTGCACCACATGGACACAGGCCGCCTAATGCAAGAAATCGAAAAACGCAACATGGAGCAAAACCAATTTGCAGCCATTGCAGCAGCAGACATTGGACACGGCGCAAGCCCGTTTACGCAGCAAGAACAAATGCAACCACAACAAGCACCAATGGAACAACAACCTATGCAATAAGCTTGACAAGTGAGTAATTTCGGGTAATATCGCCCAAAACCCTTACCCGTGGGGTTCACGGGGCAAATTCTTTGAGGAAACTCAATGTCAGAAGTAGCAGAACGACTTGCAGCCAATGTGGTTACAAGTGAAAATTTAGCGGAATTTAACGCCAAACGAATGGGTTTAGCTGATCCATTACCTTCAGAAGCCGCGGCTGCCGTAGAGGAAACTCCAGCAGAACCGACCGAAGAGGTAAGCCAGAGTGAACCAAGTGGTGAAGATGAAGCGAAAGCAACGGAAGAACGCAAGCCAAATCCAAAATTGGAAAGGCGGTTTTCTCAGATAACTAAAGAGCGCGAATCAGCACGGGAAGAAGCCCGTAGGGAACGCGAACTAAGGGAATCTTTGGAAGTCCAGGTCAGGGAGCTACAAGCCAGGTCGCAGCCAACCGCTGAACCGAAGTTTGATAGTGAACCCAAGCCAGAGCAGTTCACAGATATGTATGAGTATCAACAAGCTGCCATAGATTATCGTGTGGACCAGAGGTTAGAGGCTGAAAGACAGAAGGTAGAAAACGCTAGAGCTGAAGCCGAACGCATGAAGGTGGTAAACACCTGGGCGAAACGGGTGGAAACAGCGAAGGCAGAGATTCCAGACTTTGAAGACATGGTCGGATCGGCGGACGTTGCTGTAAGCAATGAAGTGCGCGATGCGATCTTCGAATCAGAGGTTGGACCTCGCGTTTTATATCACCTGGCAGAAAATCCCGACCTCGCAGAAAAGCTTAACGGCATGACCATGACAGCCGCTTTGAGAATGATTGGTAAATTGGAAACGCAATTCGAGAAAAAACCCGAAGAGCAATTGCAGAAGACCGTTGTTAACAAAAGTAAAGCGCCAGCACCGATTAACCCTATCAGATCGGCAGCCAACGGGCGAGATGTGAACCTGACTAGCGATGGTCAATTCCACGGTTCATATCAAGCTTGGAAGGCAGCACGACTTGCTGGGCGAATCCGCTAGCGAAACAAACGCAACAATCCAACATTTGGAGAAACTTAAATGGCAAATAATTTACTAACGATCAGTATGATCACAAACGAAGCCTTAATGGTTTTGGAAAACGAGTTGACCTTCTCAGGCCAAGTCGATCGCAACTATGATGATCAGTTTGCGGTCACAGGCGCGAAAATTGGCGCGACTTTGAACGTTCGCCGCCCTGGTCGCTTTGTCGGAACTACTGGACCAGCATTGAACGTTGAGGACTTTAACGAGACTTCAGTACCCGTTACTTTGTCTACCCAGTTCCACGTTGACACCCAATTTACTAGCCAAGACCTGGCTTTGTCTTTGGATATGTTCAGCGATCGAATCCTGAAGCCCGCCGTTGCAGCAATTGCAAACAAGGTGGACTTTGACGGTTTGACAATGGCTAAGAACAACACCGCTAACATTGTTGGCACAGCTGGTACACCCCCAACTGGTTTGATTACTTATCTAACCGCTGGTGCGTATCTTGATTCCGAAGGCGCACCACGCGATGGTCGCCGTTCATGTGTGATCGAACCCTTCACATCTGCAACCATCGTTGACAGCTTGAAAGGTTTGTTCGTTCCATCTGACGTAATCGGCAAACAATACCAAAAGGGCATGATGGGCCGCGATTCCGCTGGCGTTAATTGGTTCATGGACCAAAACGTTGTGGCACAAACATTCGGTTCGTACTCAACTGCGACCCTGGCTTGTGCAACCACTACCGCTACTGGTTTCTTGACCTCTGGCTGGGCTTCTACTTCGACTATTGCGTTAACTGCAACGACCGCTACTGCTGGTCTGAAACAAGGTGACGTAATCCAGATCGATGGCGTGTACGCTGTTAACCCACAGAACCGCCAGGCCTACGGCAGCAACAAGCTTCGTAACTTTGTGGTGACTTCCAACGTGACCGTGGCAACTTCTGGTACTACTTCAGTTACCGTTAGCCCCGCCGTGATCACAGCTGGTCAGTTCCAAAACGTGTCGATCCCGACTACTTCTGCAACCGCAGCAGTAACACCGTTTAACAAAACTGGTACGGTTTCTCCACAAAACATCGTTATGCACAAAAACGCATTCTGCTTGGCTACCGCCGATTTGGAATTGCCAGATGGAGTGCATTTCGCTGGTCGCGCTAGCGATAAAGAACTAGGCTTGTCCTTAAGAGTAGTACGCCAGTATACAATTAACAACGATAGTATTCCTACTCGCGTTGACGTTTTGTATGGCTGGGCCCCTCTATATCCTGAGTTGGCTTGCCGCGTTGCAGCCTAAACCTAATGGGGGCTAAACACCCCCGTTTCATTAAACATTTTTAAGGAATTTCTATCATGGCTAATCCAGGACCAGCAAGTACCCAAACGATTCACCCATCTAACCTGGCAACGAACCAAGCGATTCGCCTTTTGGCCTACGCTAGCGCCGTGCCAATTAGTCAAACAGGTGACGCAGCTGTAACTCTTCCAGTAAACAACACATCTTCATACAACGTTCAATATGTAGCGATCACAAACGCTAACGTTGACGTTAGTGGTGGTGCATTGGCTATTTGGACCGCACCAGCTGGAACAGGAACTGAGATTGTTACCAACGCTTCGTTGACTAGCAACACCAGCTCAACCTATGTCACCAACTCAACCGTAGTAGCTGGAACAAAGGCTACACGTTTGACAGCTCAAACCTTGTATGTCAAAGTCGGAACTGCCGTTGCTGGCGGTACTGTAGACATATTCGTTTACGGGTACGACTTCAGCGAGTTTTAATCGTTGATAAATAAGGGAAAGCCACTCTCAAAAGGGGTGGCTTTTTCCTTTTTGAAGCCTATAATTCAGACACAATTTTGAAGGATTGAACATGGTCAACACTTCCGTGATGCGATACAGCGGTCGCACTTATGCGCTAGACCTCACAACATCTGCTAGCACCGCGCTTCTAATCGAAGCCACTACAAATGACCAAACCAATTACGTTTCGTTGATCAATACGGGAACTGGTAAGGCTGCCGTTGAATTTTCTAATTCCAGCACCGTTACAACCCCCACTATTGCTACAACTGGAATAAGTGGTTCATTTGTGCTGCCAGCTTCTATGAACTTTCCACTTTTAGTCGCTGCACCAAAAGCACCGTTCTACATCAAAGCCATTAGCTCAGGCACAAACACACTCTACATAACTGCTTGCCAGGCCGATTAATAAGGGGTGGCTATGTCCAACCAAACGTCCGTCACATCCACGATCAATATTGTGCCCGTCCAGGGCATATTTGATCCTGGTCCAGCTTTCACCCTTGTTTCGTTGATCGGACCAGCGGGAACGCCGTTTTATCCTAATATTTCGCCCAATCAATCGGGTTTGAATATTACAAACAGCACGATAAACAGCACAACAATCGGGGCAACAAGCCCTTCCACTGCTGCGTTTACATCGGGCACGGTGGCTGCAACCCCATCGGGCGCAACCGACCTTGTAAATAAGCAATATGTGGATTATTTTGCTGCTGGACTGAGCTGGAAGCAGCCAGTTAATGCTGCATCGATGGCAAACATTACCAGTTTGTCAGGGCTGCAAACAATTGACACCGTTTCGCTGGTTGCTGGCAATACGGTCCTGGTTAAAAACCAAACTGCTGCAGCTGATAACGGTATTTATTTGGTTTCTTCTGGCGCATGGACGCGCAGCGTTGGCGGTGATACCTGGGACGAATACGTTGGCGCAATTGTGTTTGTTATATCGGGTTCACAAGCTGATTCAGCCTGGTATTCTTCCGCGCAGCCAGGCGGCACATTAGGCACAACTGCAATCAATTGGTATAACTTTTCGGTTGCATCGACTTACACAGCTGGCACGGGTTTAACTTTAACGGCAACACAATTTAGCATCACCAATACCGCGGTGACAGCTGCAGCCTACGGTTCAGCAACCCAGGTTGGCACATTCACAGTAAACGCCCAGGGCCAGCTTACCCTGGCTGGAAACACCACAATCACCCCAGCAGTCGGTTCAATTACTGGTTTGGGTACTGGTGTAGCAACCTGGCTTGCAACGCCTTCTAGCGCCAATTTGCTGGCTGCAATGACGGACGAAACTGGCAGCGGTTCTTTGGTATTTGCAACCAGCCCAACCCTAGTTACTCCAATTCTTGGAACGCCGCAATCGGGCAATTTTTCAACTGGCACATTTACTTGGCCTACATTTAATCAAAACACATCTGGCAATGCAGCCACAGCAACGCTAGCAACAACCGCAACCAACCTGGCTGGCGGTGTGGCTGGTTCGCTGCCATATCAAAGCGCAGCTGGCGCTACTGCAATGCTTGGTATTGGTTCAACGGGCCAAGTGCTGCGCGTTGCTGCTGGTTTGCCATCCTGGGGGACGGATTACGTTGGAACGGTTACTTCGGTGGCCCAAAGCTTTACAGGCGGGTTGATTTCTGTAACTGGTTCACCCATCACGACTTCTGGCACGTTGGCCTTGACGGTCGCGGGCACATCTGGCGGTATTCCATATTTCTCTAGCGCATCGACTTGGGCATCTTCGGCAGCCTTAACCCAATACGGTGTTGTCTACGGCGGCGGCGCAGCGGGCGCACCAGTAGCGACTGCAGCGGGAACAACGGGCCAGGTCTTAATTGGTAATACTGGCGCAGCCCCATCCTGGGCGGCTTTGACAAGCACCGCGGTTAGCAGCATTAATTTTGGAACTACTGGTTTAACTCCAGCTACAGCTACACAAGGCGCGGTGACGGTTGCTGGCACTTTAGTGGCTGGCAATGGCGGTACGGGCGTGGCTACTCTAAGCGGCCTGGCGTATGGAAACGGTACTAGCGCATTCACAGCTGCGACTGCAGCGCAAGTGGTCGCCGTTATCAGCACAACCGCGGTAACAAACGCAACAAACGCAACAAATGCAACAAACGTAGGTATTACGGACGACACAACAACCGCAAGCGCTGTTTATCCAACCTGGGTAACAACGACCACGGGTAATCTGCCAGTAAAAACCGCATCCACTAAGTTATCGTTTATTCCTTCAACGGGTTATCTGACTGTTACTGGACTGACTAGCCCAATCATCAATAACCCAACCATTACTAATTACACCGAAAGCGTAGTGGCGATTGGTAACTCTGGCACATCACAAACCCTAGCGCTTACTAACGGCACAGTTCAAACAGTCACCATGACGGGTAACTGCACCTTCACCATGCCGACCAACACGGCTGGCAAATCGTTTATTCTGATAGCAACGCAAGATGCAACGGGTTCTAGAACTGGTGTGTTTACATCGGTTAAATGGCCTGGCGGGACTGCCCCAACACTAACAACTACCGCAAGCACAGGGCGAGACATATTGACCTTCGTTGCTGACGGCACTAACTGGTATGGCACTTACGCACAGGCGTTCGCATAATGCTTGCGGCTAAAGACGAACTATTTACACGCCCTAGCGGTGGCTACACAGTAGCCCGTAGTGTGCGAACACGCAGTAGTGCTACCGCATACTTTAATAGGACAATGGGAACGCCAACCAATTCCGCTAAATGGACTTGGAGTTTTTGGCTTAAACGAGGTAAATTAGCGGGTTCTGATTATCCAATTCTTTATTCTGCTGGAATTGTTGCGGCAGAAGATTTTGGATATTTTCGTGCTGGAACTGAAGCATTATGGGTTGTATGTAATTCAGTCACGATTTTGGCTTCTACCCAAGTATTTCGAGACACAGCCGCTTGGTACAACATGATATTTGTATTTGATGGTGGAAATGCAACTGCCTCAAATAGATTGCGCGTATATTTAAATGGCGTTGAAATAACAGCATGGGCAACTGACCTTCGTTCTACACTCACTTCATCAAGTTCCAATGTAAATAAAAGCGGAACAGTTCACAGAATAGCAACTGACGCATTTATGGGTGCTGGTGATTTTTATGATGGTTATTTAACAGAAATCAATTTCATTGACGGACAAGCCCTAACCCCATCTTCATTCGGTTCAACCAACGCAATAACAGGCGTATGGCAACCAGCCAAATACACGGGTACTTATGGCAATAACGGCTTCTATCTAAACTTCAGTAGCAACGGCACATCTGCCGCATTGGGTACTGATTTCTCTGGTAACAGCAATACATGGACAGTAAACAACATTAGCGTGACTGCTGGCGCTACCTATGATTCAATGCTGGATGTGCCTACGCTGACAAGTGCGACTGTTAGTAATTACCCAGTAATGAACCCTCTTAATAGAGGTTCAAACGGCACAGGCCCAGCAGACGGAAATTTGTCTTGGGGTGCTGGTGGACACGCAACTTGTCTTGCAACAATGGGTGCGTCATCTGGCAAGTGGTATGCGGAATTTACTCTAACCACTTCAAGTGCTGGCGGTTTTGGTATTACAAGCAATCAAGCGGCACAGAACGCATATCCTGGCGCAATCGCTGGTTTGTGGTGGATTTACGATAACACGGGTTCTTTTAATATAGCAAGTGAAACCTCAGTAACTTATTCTGGCGCATCAAGATTTACAACCAATCAAGTGTGGCAAGTAGCATTAGATATTACTAATGGCAAATGCTTTATTGGAACTGGAAATAGTTGGGTTGATTCTGCTGGCGGTTCAACTGGCAATCCATCTACGGGCGCAAACCCAACATTTACTTTTACTGCTGGAACGCAAATCTTCTATATGCTAGAGGTTGCTGGATGCGTATGGGCGGCTAATTTTGGACAACGGGCATTTACAAACACACCGCCAACTGGATTTATTTCATTAAACGCATATAACTTACCAGATTCAACTATTACAAATGGTGCGGCTTATATGGCGGCTACGCTGTATACGGGTAATGGAAGCACACAATCTGTAAGCAATGCTGTTAATGGAATTTCATTCCAACCTGACTATATTTGGATTAAGCGTAGAAATACTGCATCTAACCATCAACTCTATGATTCAATTCGTGGTGTTCAAAAAGCGCTATATAGTGATTTAACTAGCCAAGAATTAACGCAAACAGGCGGTGTAACAGCCTTTAACTCTAGCGGATTTACTGTAGGTTCAGATGCTGGTGTAAACGCAAGCGGTGACACTCAGGTTGCTTGGAATTGGAAAGCGGGTGGCACATCCTCATCCAACACTAACGGCACTATCACATCAACTGTAAGTGCTGGTGCTACGCAAGGATTTAGCGTGGTGACATTTACAGGAAATGGAACAGCGGGGGCAACTAGAGGACACGGGCTTGGTGTTACGCCAGCAATGATTATTCTAAAAAGCAGAAGTGCTGTTGGTAATTGGCCTACATATCATCAAAATGCAAATGCAACACCTCAAAATGGCGGATTGTATTTAAATGCTACGGATGCGTTTGCTTCTGCGGCTGGATTTTGGAACAATACCGCACCAACATCTACTGTATTTAGCACAGGTGGTGGCGCTGATACTAATGCTAATGGCACGACCTATGTAGCCTACTGCTTTTCCGCAGTAGCGGGGTATTCAGCCTTTGGGTCATACACGGGTAACGGGTCTGCTGATGGGCCTTTTTTGTTTTTAGGATTTAGGCCAAGATTTATATTAATTAAGCGGACTGACTCCACGGCAAATTGGCGCATATTGGATACATCTAGAGATACATCTAATGTTGAAAGTTTAGAACTTTATCCAAGTTTGTCTAATGCAGAAGGAACTTTTGCCGCACTTGACGGATTAAGCAATGGATTCAAAATACGCAATACTGATGCTTCTTACAACGCAAGCGGTGGAACATACATATACGCTTGTTTTGCCGAGAATCCCTTTAAGAACGCTTTAGCGAGGTAATATGTTTAAACACAACGACACAATCATTCCTTTAGATTTACCATTTGAAATCAATGGCACTTCATATCCCGCTAATTGGTTGCGTTTGACTTCTATTGAGGAAAAGAACGCAATCGGGATTGTGGAAGTGGCAGAAGAAACCGCAACATACGATGACCGCTTTTACTGGGGCGTGGACAATCCAAAAGACCTGGCTGGTTTAAAAACTAACTGGACCGCCCAGGTTAAAGACACCGCAAACAAGCTGCTGGCCCAAACTGATTGGATGGTGATCCGCAAGGTGGAACGCAGCATTGACATTCCAGCAGCTGCAGAGACATTTCGCGCTGCAGTAATAACCGAATGCACCCGTTTGGCTGCAGCAATCGAAGCCAGCGCGGACGTTGCAGCATTCATTACGGTTGTAACTACTCAGAACTGGCCTAGAAATGACAACGTTTGAATGGAAAGTGCTGCAAACCACTTCCCTGGGTGACAACCTGGTAAGTGTTAACTACCTGGTGACTGCTATAGAAGGCGACAACCAGGTGCAAAGCCAAGGCCATGCGGATGTAGAAGGCAAGATTTCCGTGCCTTATGCTGAAATCAGAGAAACGCACATAGTGGATTGTTTGCGCGAAATGTATTTGCAAGACGAACCAAAGTCCCTAAAATCAAGACTACAAGAACAACTAGACTATCTAAAAAGCGAAGCACACAACGATTTGCCCTGGAAAAACCAGATTTTTAGCGTCAAACTCTAAAAAAAGCCATGACTACACCCTACGACATAATTACCAGATCGTTAAAAGACATTGGCGCATTGGAAGCGGGGGAAAGTCCATCGGCGGACGCTGCTCAAGACGCATTCGATATGCTGAACGATTTGTGCGCCCAATGGTCCAACGAAAACATGATGGTCTTTTATAAGACTGAAATCATTTTCCAAACCGTCCAAAATACCGTGCAATATACCCTTGGACCAGGCGGATCGGTCGGGGCGACATTCACGGGGTCGATCTCAGGCACAACGCTAACCGTCCCAGCTAACGGCGTAACAGCTGGCGCGATCACTATGGGTATGACTCTAAGCGGCACAGGGATTACTGCTGGAACGACCATTGTGGGCTTTAATACGGGCGCTGGTGGCAACGTAAACGAAGGCGGCACATATACCGTCAGCAGCTCCCAAACTGCGTCCAGCACCACGATTACGGCCTATTACGAACGCCCATTGACAATTGAATCGGCCTTCGTGCGTGTATCGGCTAGCGGATCGGGCGGCTATCTGGATTACCCCGTGGCTATTCTTAGCCTGGAAGAATACGAATCGTTAGGCATCAAGCAGCTAAATGGACCGTGGGCCAAGATGGTCTACTACCAACCCAGCGAAACCCTGGGAACGTTGTATGTTTTTCCGAACCCTTCTAGCGGTGAGCTGCACTTGTTTGCCAGCACAATTTTTCGCACATTCCAAAACTATTACGAAACCATCACGCTGCCACAGGGCTACAACATGGCGATGCGGTGGTGTTTGGCGGAACGTCTAATGCCGATGTATGGCAAAGCCAGCGCCACGCAAATAACAATGATTAATGCGTTTGCTTCGCAATCTAAAGCCACAATCAAACGTACTAACATGAGGCCGCCACAAGTGTCCCGTTATCCTGACGCATTAATGGTGGGCAAAGCTAAAGATGCTGGCTTCATCATGGACGGGGGATTTAGATAATGCCTGACTTTGGCTTTGTCGGGTCTTCTTACGAAGCGCCATCGATCTACCAAGATGCCCAGGAATGTATCAATTTCTTTCCCGAAGTTGATCCAACTAAACCCCAGGGCGATCGTGGCGTAATAGCTTTATACCCAACTCCTGGTTTGTCTGCTTTGGTTCTATTCCAAAACCAGCAAGAAGTCCGCGGCATGGTCACGCTATCTGGTGGCAGCATCATGGTGGCGGTGTGCGGTCCTTATGTTTACGCGCTAACGTCCAACTTTATTGGAACGTTGGTCGGGCAGCTCAACACATCTACGGGCCGCGTAGGTATCACGGACAACGGCATTAACACATATATTGTGGACGGTACTAACCGATATACCTGGTTTATCTCTAGCCCGTCTTCCGCGGTGTTTACGGGGTCTATATCGGGTACAACCCTAACAGTCACGGGAATTACTAACGGCACAATCGCAGCGGGGCAATCCCTTTTCGGGGTGGGCATTACTTCCGAAACCGTCATTACAGCCCTGGGATCAGGTTCTGGTGGACTTGGAACTTACACAATTAACTTATCCCAAACGGTTGCTAGCGTCCAAATGAACAGCACCACGGTAGGCGCACAAGTTACGGGATCAATTTCTGGCACAACCTTAACGGTTGCAACGGTCACAAGCGGAACGCTGTATGTCGGTCAAACCATCCAGGGAACTGGTGTCACGGCGCTAACCATCATTACAGCTCTAGGAACTGGATCGGGCGGTGCGGGCACTTATACGGTTAGCACAAGCCAAACCGTAAGCTCCACAACCCTATATGGTTTGAATTTTTCGCAGCTGCCAACAACGGACGGGGCATTTTCGGGTGGCACAAACGTGGACATTGTGGACAACTACTTTGTTTACAACCGACCAGATACCCAACAATTTGGGTGTTCGAACGTCCTATCCCCTATTTCTGGCAACACTAATTTTTCAAGCAAAGATGGCGCACCCGATGACTTGGTGACGCTAATCGTGGATCACCGCGAAATATATTTGCTAGGCGAAACATCTAGCGAAGTATGGGTGGACCAGGGAACAAGCCCATTTCCGTTTACCAGGATTCCAGGTACATCAACCCAGCACGGTATTGCTGCAGCCTTCAGCGTTTCGCGCCTGGGTAATTCATTTGCTTATCTTGCTAGAAATAACCGCGGAACAGCCCAGATCGTTCAAATGAACGGGTACGTCCCACAAAGGATTTCAACCCACGCGGTAGAAAACACTTTAACAGGCAAAACAATTAGCGATGCGGTAGCCTGGACCTACCAGCTTGAAGGCCACGAAGTTTATGTAATTAGCTTCCCAACCCTTCAGCTAACCTGGTGCTATGACATTGCCACGGGTATGTGGCACAAATGGCTATATACAAATAACTCAGGCCAATATGAGCGCTGCCGCGGTAATTGTGCTGCGGTGTTCCAGGGGTATAACTTAATTGGGGATTACTCGAACGGCAAGATTTACCACTTAGACCGCAACGTTTACACCGATGACGGGCAAAACGTCAAACGGTTGCGCCGTGCGCCGCACTTGACCACGGACTTACAAAGACAATACTTTGAAGAGCTGCAGCTGCAGTTCCAGCCTGGCGTGGGACTAAGCACAGGCCAAGGTGACGATCCCCAGGCTATGCTTCGCTGGTCCAGCGATGGCGGTTCTACCTGGTCAAGCGAACATTGGACAACCATAGGCAAAATTGGAAAATACACCAACCGCGCAATTTGGCGGCGGCTGGGAACTGCAAGGGATCGAATCTTTGAAGTGACCGTGTCCGATCCCGTGAAAGCGGTGATCGTGTCGGCTAACCTAAAAATGGCAGCTGGGGAAAATTGATGGCACTTTTACCCAATCCGCAAACGCAGCCCTATCCGCAGTCCGAATTCCTAGACGGACAGACCAAACGCCCAACCCGCGCCTGGCAGCAGTTCTTTATTAACTTATTGAACTTTAGCAGCGCGACTACGGCAACTGCTGGATCAGGTACTTTGCCAGCTAATCCCGTTGGCTTTATCAACGTGACTGTAAATGGGGTGGCCTACAAAGTGCCTTATTACAACCAATGAACCTGGAACTGCTGACAAAACACGTTCCAACCCGCGAAGAAATTCTGCGGCTGCAAGATGAAATGGCTAAAATGCCACAAGCGGAATTGCAAACCGAACACTACTTTTCGCAAGGGATGTATTGTCGGAAAGTATTTAGAAAAGCTGGGACAATCATTGTTGGCAAGGTCCACAAAAAAGATCACTTTTTCATGTGTGCCCAGGGACAAATTATTGCCTGGTCCGAAAAAGGCATGGTCACTTTGAACGCTGGCGATGTGTTGTGCAGCAAGTCGGGAACAAAACGGGTGACTATGGCGGTCACGGATGCGATCGGTATTACGGTACACAAGACGAACAAAACGGATTTGGACAAGATCGAAAAAGAATTAATAGAACCAGATGAATTGGCTTTGTACGATTCTTCTAATAACATCAAGGTTAAAGCCTTGGAGGGTAAATAAATGACTTGGGTAACTGTTGCGGTTGTTGGTGGCGGCGCTACGCTGGCATCTGGATATATGCAAGGCCAAGCGGCTAAAGATGCAGCTAGCACGGTTGCGGGCGGGACTAGATATGCTGCGGACATTAACAAGCAAATGTTTGACATTACGAACGAAAACCTTCGTCCGTACCGTGAAGCTGGCACAACGACATTAAAAGACCTTTTGGCAAGAACCCCAGAGCTGACTAAGGCGTATACGGCAGAAGACTTTAACCAGGGTATTGATCCAGGTTATCAATTCCGCCTAGCGCAAGGCCAAAAAGCATTTGAAAACCAGGCTAATCGTTCTGGTGGCCTGGTAAGCGGCAATGTTTTACAAGGAACTCAAGATTACATCCAAGGTCAAGCTTCCCAAGAATTTGCTAATGCTTTTGGTCGAAATGCGACAACGCAAACAAACATTTTTAATAGGTTAAAAAGCATTGCCGACATGGGTTTAGGGGCTGCTGGCACAACGGCTAACGCTGCAACCAGCGCGGGCGAATCTATGGGTTCAGCTGCTATTGCTGGATCACAAGCCCAGGGCGCTGGTCAAATAGGCCAAGCAAAAGCTTATGGCAACACGCTAACAGGAATGGCTAATTACGCCACAATGCCATACTATATGCAGCCAGGGCAAACTGGTGGCGCACCAGCTGCGGCAACTGATTACACATCTGGCGCAAATTATGGTCCGCCAGTAGCATTAAAATTTAATGCAAATTAAGGATTAGGCATGGCAACATATCAATATACCCCTATGCCAGCGGTTGAAGGACCGCAAACTATGTCTATTGGAGACATGATAAACACCGCCCGCGCTGGGCAAGCTTACCAACAATCACAACAAATGAACCCTTTGGCGGTTCAGCAGCAGCAGCAAATAGTAGCCAAGGGTGGAATTGAATTAGGCCAACAACAACAAGCTGATAGAGAACGTAGAAATCTGCAAGAATTTTTTGCTAACCCTGATAACTTCCAAACTAACGGAAGAATTGACATTGACAAAATTAATAAGGTTGTTCCAACTATAGCGCCTTACACGGGGTCGGAATACGTTTCTAAATATACAACTTTGGGCAAAGCTCAAACCGAAGCTATTGGCGCAAAACAAAACCTAACGCAAGACCAGCGGGCCATGATCGCCCAAAGATTTTCTATTCTTGGTCGCCTGGGTGTAGATAAGGTAGAACCCTATTTAAACGAAATGGAGCTAATGAAGAAGGAAAATCCAGACAATCCTGATTTTGCTAGGTTGCTGGATTCCTATAAAACCATTTGGCAAACCGAAATGAAATCAGGGCCAGACCTACCAGGTATGGCTATTCGTGGCGCACAAACATTGCTAACCCCAGCGCAGCAGCAGACAACATTTGGACCAACCATCACTACGCAAGACGGAAGAACCGTTATCACAACGCCTAGCGTTGGAGCTAAACAGCCAACCGCAGAAGTCGGCACAGCTGGCGGTTTGCAGCAAGGCGGTCCTAAAGAACTGCCAACCGCGGGAAGTCAAATTGCACCAGGAATGCGAATTCCTTATCCCGTTCGTTCTGCTGCACAACCTTTTATTCCAGAACCACTTGAAAACAAAGATGCCGAATCTGGCGCAGCTTACCGCGATAGTTTAGTTAATCGTCAAACAGCGTTATCTACCAACCGCAGAAATGTGGAAGAAACAATCGGACAAGCTCAAAAAATATACAACGAGTTATATTTTCCAGAGGGCGGATTTCGTGGTGATATTGAAAGAAAAATTAAAACAGCTATTGCCAGCGATCAATATAAACAATTGGCTAAAGATTTGGCCCAAATGCAGCTTTCCAATTTGCAAGCTATGGGCCAGGGCGGGGGCACGGTTGCTGGCATAGATTTAACAAAAGTCGCCAGCGGAGATATAACCGTACCGCCAGATGTATTGATCAAAATTGCCCGCAGAGCGCAATCAGACATAACAAATCTTGATATGCAAGCCCAAGGCGCACAGCAGTTCAAACAACGGTTTGGCGACAACAACATGAAGGCCTATCAACAAGCCTGGAATGCCAACGCTGAAAGCAAAATTTTCGAAGCAATGAATTTAACTAGAGACATAACCGACCCAGCGCAATTAAAAACAGAGTTGGACAAATTGTTTCCGTCAAAAGCCAAACATGATGAATTTTTAAAGAAGTATAGAAATCTTAAAAGACTATCTGAAACAGGGACGCAATAATGGATGTTTTAGAACAATATCTAGGCGGCGGCAAAACAGCTGCTCCGTCCACACCTGGTCGGTCCGTTGTCACAGATCAATTGCTGGATAGCTTGAGAAAAGTTGAAAGCGATAAAGACCCGTATGCTTTAAACAAACAATCTAAAGCAATGGGCGCTTACCAATTCATGCCAGAAACCGTGCAAATGTTGCACAAACAAGGCATTGAATTTAACCCATTTAATGAAAAGCAAGCCAGGGAAGCGGCGCGTACTTACCTGGGCCAATTGGTCGATCGTAATGGCGGAGATGTAGACAAGGCCCTAGCGCAATATGGCGGGTTTATAACCAAAAACCCAGCTGAATACGTTGGTAAGGTAAAACAAGGAGCGGCCCAACCAGCTGCAACTCAAACAACGCAATTAGCCGCGCAGCCAGTATCCAGCGATCCGCTGGAAAACTATTTCTCAGGCAAAGCACCCGTGGCTGCACCAGCCCAACCGCCAGCCAAGCCCCCAGCCCAACCAGGTCAAACAGTAGCAGCGCCAGCTGCAGCGCCAGCAGTTCCTGGTCAAGCTCCGCCATCCAGAATTGCCAACATAGCATCCCAAACATTTAACAGGTATCAAGACGTAAAAAGAAACCTGGGTGAGCGTGTTGCTGGGGCTATCGATACAGCTTACGGCGGCATAGTTCCCGCAGCTTACGGCGCGTTTGTGCAAGCTGGGGTTAGACCATATAAAACACCGCAAGAAGCGGAAGCAATAGGACAAGCTGCAGCCGCTTCTATTGATAAGCCTTTGGGCAAAGCGATGGGTATCACGGGCAGCGAAGCCTACCAAAAACCATTGGGTGGCATAACCGAACCTATTGCCCAGCAAGTCAACAAAATGTTTAACGTCCTGGGAATGACTCCAGAACAAATATCTGAAAAAACAGGCATACCGCCCCAAGACATTAGAAACATGGTGGTAATTGGTTCTGCAGCCATTCCCCAGGGATTAAAAGAAGCTGGACAAATAGCTAAAGCTTCACCGCTTGGAAAAAAAATAGGCGAAGCTGCTGCGGAATTGGAAATCGTTAAACCTGGGCAGCTGACAAAAGAACAAATGCAAGCTCAGTTTGAAGCTGCACAAGGCAAAGCCCCAGCGGGCAGCGTGGGCGCGGCTGCAGCACAAAACAATCCGTACTTTGGAAAGATCACAGGCGAAGAAACCGTCCGCGGTCAATTCCCCCAGGTTAAGCTTTCCAAAACCCCAACCGATGTGCCAATGAACGAGCAAATGGTTCGTTCGCAAATAGCCCAAGAAATCATGCCTGGCGGTGGTGTTCGACCAGGCGTTGTTACTGGCAACGAAAACCTATTGCGAAACGAATACACAAAAGCAAAATTAGACACACCAGAAGGCCAATTGTTTAAACAACAAATTGCCAATGAGCAAACAGCGTTGTCAAGATATGCCGAAGAGCGAGTAAATGCTACTGGCGCGTCCCGTAGCCTAATTAATGACGAACAACGTGGACAAAGTATTAATGACGTAATACACGGCGTATCGCCAGAAGGCGCAGCCCCATCAAGTTTAATGGGTTATTTTAAAGATTCCAAAAAACAAATTTACGATTCTGCTTTTCAACGTGTTGGCAACAACCAAATTAAAACTACAAATTCAGATTCGTTTTTTAACAATCCACAGCAGCTAGCAACTGCTGAAAAAGAAGGCACACTTAATTTTTTAAATGGTGCAAAAAAAGAAATTGAACTGGCAAAAACTATAGGATACGAATTGCCCGATGGAAAAATAGCGCCAGCTGGTTCGGTGGCTGCACTTGACGCGGTAAGAAAAAGCAACAACGCCGCATGGACTCCAGAAAAAGCCAACACAATTAGAAAAATAAATGCAGCCATTGACAAGGATATTGCCGCAGTCGCCGATCCATCCCTTTACAAACTTGGCGACAAAATTCACAGGCTAGAAAAAGAATTATTTGAATCTAGGGGCATAGACAAAGTTTTTGGCGAAGTTGACAAAAATGGTGTGGTTACGTCAGCTACGGCCTTAGAAAAAATACCATCCAAGCTAAACAATATGCCCAAAGATCAATGGCGGCATATTCGGGACACGTTGAACGAGCTAGCAAATGGAAGAATTAGAAACGCGCCAGAAGGAATGCCGCCTATACCGCCAGAGCTGATGCAATCAGCAAAGGCCGCGGTTGCCGAAATTGATGGCGCGTTGGCCCGCGAAGTCCAAAAAGCTGGCGGATCAAAAATGGGCGAATGGAATCAGAATTCAGCAAACAATGTTATGAATTCCGTTGTAGGACAAAAAATTCTGGAAACATTTCCCCCTAATGAAATACAAAAATTTCACACATTAAATTATGCTGGACACTTAATGCCTGGCATCCACGGTTATGAAGGCGCTGCATTACAAGGCAGAAGAGTTAACATAATTGAACGCAATCTGCCAGGAATTGGTGCTACAGCTGGTGGCGCTATCGGTACATTTGTCGGGGAAGCTCCAGGCGGGTTAGCTGGCGCTTTTCTAGGTCGTGAGCTAGGGATAAAACAACAAGCTAAACAAGAAGTTAAAGCCGCAGAAAAAGCTGCAGCAAAAGCCGAAAAAGAAATGCAAGAAGCCGCTAAACTTGGCAGACAAACAGGCCAAAACAAAGCCAGCGATATGCTGAACAAGAAATAAGGATTAAACATGGCAGTCAATCTTTCGCCGATCGGCAATAGCGAACAATTCTTTGATAACAACGGCATTCCACTAAGTGGCGGTTTGTTGTATACCTACCAGGCTGGATCAAGCACCCCTTTGGCGACTTACACCGACATTAATGCCACAACTGCCAACGCTAACCCTATTGTTCTGAACTCTAGCGGTCGCCTAGACAATGAAGTTTGGTTGACCTATGGTTACTTTTACAAGTTTGTTTTAAAGACTGCTGCAGCTGTAACCCTGGGAACATACGACAACATTTACGGCATTGTTGGCGTACAAACCGCGGTTGGCACTACTATTCCAACTGGCGTAATTACCCTTTGGTATGGATCGATCGGCAGCGTCCCAACTGGCTGGTATTTGTGCGATGGTTCAAACGGTACGCCTGATTTGCGTAATCGATTTGTTGTGGGCGCTGGATCGACTTATTCGGTGGCTGCAACTGGCGGATCAGCTGACGCAATTGTGGTAACTCACACCCACACGGCAACTTCAACTTCTACCGTTACAGACCCTGGTCACTTGCATAATTGGGGAAGCACAAACGGAATTTTGAGCGGCGGAGGAAATGCAAGTCAGTATTTCTCTACAAATAGTAGTAATGTGACAACGCAAACCGCAACAACTGGTATCACCGTGGCAACCGCAACCACAAACGCAAATGCTGGTACAAGCGGCACAAACGCTAACTTGCCGCCTTACTATGCCCTGGCTTACATAATGAAGTCCTAACATGGATGACATAGCAACACGCATTGCGGTGCATGAAGCCATTTGCGCCGAACGGTATAAGAACATAGAAGAATCTTTGTCTACAGGCGAAAAGCGCATGACAAAAATTGAATATCTTCTTTATGGGGTAATGGTTTGCGTTTTACTAGGCCCAGGCGTGGCTGCCACGTTTATCCAGAAGTTTTTTGGCCTATAGGATGTGTTCGATCCGCTAACCATTGGGGCGGCGTTTAAGGCCATGCAGCTGGCCTATGACGGGATCATGTATTGTTGCGATGCGTTGAACCAGGGTAAGGTAGCGGTAAAAAAGGTAAAACAGGCAACCGATGACATTAAAACAATTACCAACGAAGCCAGAGGAATCTGGGGTTTCTTTGTCGGACTATTTGGGACTAAAGCCGCCACACCCGCCGCTGAAACCAAGCTTGTGGCAAAAAAGGAAACCTACAAAACCCACATCCCCAACGAAACCGAAATTGTTCAGCAGTTTATTGGACACTTAGGGGCATTCTTTCGGCATCATAAGGAATTGACCGAATATGTGGAAATCAAATACGAACAGGTTTTCCGCAGCGCTGATCCCGATCCAGAAGACATATTGGAGCTAAGCGTATATAAAAACGAGCTGGACCAGGCTTATGTCAGACTGTCAGGCATGATGCGCGGGGCTAGTGTGCCGTACCAGCTAGGACCACTTTGGGAAAACTATAACAACATCTATTCCAAGGTCCAGGCGGAGCAGCAGAAACGTAAGGAACAAATTAGAATCCGAAGGCAAAAAGAAGCTTATCAACGCGAAAGGTTTAGGCAAGAAAAAGTGGAATTAGTTATTGGCGTGTCCGTGGTGCTAATCATTGTTTCTTGGCTTTATGCCCTATGGATAAATTCATTTACAGAGGGGTTCTAATCCTGGTTTGCATCATGCTAACCATTGTGCTAATCATTTCGCCCGTGTTGATAATGATGTGGATCAAGATACAGAAGGCGGAAATTAGGATTGAGAAAAAAGAAAAGCAGATAAACCGACAATTATTATTACTCGAAAGGCAACGTAATGAATGAACTATTCAATATTCTCAAGGGTATCGCACCCACGTTGGCAACTGCTGTGGCTGGCCCTTTGGGTGGTGCTGCTGTTACCGCCCTGGCTGCTAAGCTTGGCGTTTCTGATTCCGTGGATGCTGTCGCAAAAGCTATTGCGGGTGATCCAGCTGCAGCTCAAAAAATTGCAGAGCTAGAGCTGGAAATGGCAAAGGTCGCAGCTGGTGCGATGATCAACGAAGACAACAACGTATCCAAGCGCTGGGACGCTGATATGTCCAGCGATTCCTGGTTGTCTAAAAACATCCGCCCTATGAGCTTGGTTGCGATCTTTATTGGCTATTTCCTTTTTGCCATGATGAGCGCCTTTGGACTAAACGCAAATGAAGCTTATGTCACTTTGCTAGGCCAATGGGGAATGTTGATCATGGGCGCATACTTTGGCGGACGTACCGTTGAAAAACTAGCGGAGATGAAAAAGAAATGAACCTATCCGAACACTTTACCCTGGAAGAAGCCACGGCATCCGAAACCGCTACGCGCCTGGGGATCAATAACCAGCCAAACGATCAGCAGCTGGAAAACATGATAAAGGCTGCAGAAGGCATGGAAAAGGTCCGCGCCTTATTGGGTAAGTCCATCCACGTTAATTCCTGGTTGCGGCTGCAAGAAGTCAATGTCGCGGTCGGTGGCAGCAAGATTTCCAGCCACATGGACGGGTGGGCGGTCGATTTTGTTTGTAAAGACTTTGGCAACCCTTTGGCGGTGTGCCAGGCCATCGAAGCAGCTGGCATCCAGTTTGACCAGCTCATACACGAATACGCTGCCTGGACGCATTTAAGTTTTGCGCCTGAGATGCGCGGGCAAAAGCTGACAATCTTCAAACCAGAAGGCAAATATAAGATTGGCCTACTGTCAAAAGAAGAATACGAAAAGCATTAATCCTTGTCCATACTAAACCAGAGTACGGCGATTAAAACGCCGACTCCAGCACAAGCGCCGACCATTAGCAGCACAATAATAGTCAGTATGCTTTCCATCATATTAAATTCCTTTGGATTGGTGCGATCTGCCATTCACGTTCTAGGCGGTTAGATTTTGACTTAACCACGTTGCCCGTCAAGCAGATTTCCCCTTCCCTTTCCAGCTCATGCAGCCGCCTGGCGACTTGCATGGACTCCAGGCCAGTATGGTGGGCAATACCATCTTTTCCCAGGCTGCCGTGTTCTATAAGGCATTGCACGATCTTGGCTGCATGGGCTTTGGCTAGGTCCTTTGCAGAACCAGCCGCGGCCCAGCTTGTCATCGGATCGCTATTTCTAACCCTTGGATGATCAAGCATGGCAGCTCCTAGAATTTAATTTCTTCATATTCGCCAGGCCTGGGTTCGCCCTGACGTTCTTCGCGGGATTTCTTTTCATAGCAGCGAAACCAACCGTCATATTCTTTAGAAATAGGCATCGAATCCATTTTGACTTTGAATGTGAACTTCTGCAGATCAGTCCCTTCTGGACATTCCACAAACAGCGTTCCGTGTTCGGCCCAGAAGGTTTTATCTTCACCAGCTGCGGTTGTGTAGGTACGGGCGGGGAATTTAATTTCGTAGGATTTTTTCATTTTGAATCAATAATTGCGTTTAGTTGTTGGACCTGGGCATCGACTTCGGCTAGAAATTTCACAATCTCCGCTTCGATCTCTGCGATGTATTTATCGTCACGGTCTACCCGTTTGACAAACAATTGCGCCTTCGGTGGCATTCGGGGATCGAAAACCACATATTGGCAATACTTACGGTCCGCACAGGCCATTTGGAACTGCATTTGTGCCAGGTAGCGCTGCGGGATTTTTTGGGTTAATAGGGCTTCGATCATTCCCTTAGATTCTGGGCATTTGATTTCGATCATGCCTTCGCCATCGTCCAGAAGGCCATCAGGGGACGCGCCAGCCATGTCAATTAATGGGTGAGGTATGAACCCCACTTCTTGAACCATTTGGCCCGTGGTGGCTTCAAAAAATCCGCGGGCGTAGGGTTCTTGGTCGATACCCCATTGCATGGCGGAGCTGGTGAACCCTTCGGCCTTGGTCTTGGTGATACGTTCCAGCACCAGCTGCGCGATGTAGTTTTCGCGGGTGGCTGCATAACCAGTTTTAGTTTTGGCAATTACATCCGCCACGCGGGATGCAGTAACTTTGCCCAGGCGGGCAGCAAACCATTCCTCTGAGCGTTGTTCTATTTCTTCGGTCATTTCAATTTCCTTTTCATTAAATCTTTTGCGGCTGTGACTGCCTCTAGCCATTCTTTGTCTGTGTTTGCGGCTTTGTAGGCTTCCTTAAAGCGCATCTGCAATTCCTCAACATTGGTGGACTCGCTAATAGCGGTGATGTGGTCTTGCATCCGAGCGTAAGAACGGTCTACAACACCATCGCTATCGGAAGGTATTTGCTCAAGGTCTCCATAGGTATTGGATTGTCGTTTTCCTATGGTTGCTTTAACCGCAGATTTTGTTGCCGCATTACCATCGTCATCTTCGGGCGCGATGCCACAGGCGCTCATAAGGCTATATCTCCGAGCGTAAGTCAAGGCACTAGCGTAGCCCTGGGGATCGTGTTTGACCGCGGGAAAGTGGACAATCCCGCACTCCAGCATTTCGCCAGATTCGTGGACAAATACGGTTTCGACCATTACGCCATCGGTGCAATCGTAATTCTTCTGCAGCAAGTAAATGCCGTTATCGTTTAACGCGTCCACAACCGCTTCAACGCAAGCGGATAGGTCAGCGTAGCGGCTGCGGAAATGCGGGTTCGTAGCGGTCTTTAAAGCTGGCCCAAAAGCCTTTTGTGCTTTGACCAGGGCGGTGGCTATGTTTTTCATGTGTATTTCTTTCAGTATGGATATTTAGGGCCGCAAGTAACTTCGACAATGGTTTCGACCGTGTAGCCGCTAACCTTGCGTTTTGCGTACAAAGGGATGGCCCGCAAGCCATTGGTTTCGCATTGCTTAACAGCATCGATCACTTCGTTGCGTCCCATCGATTGAATTTTTGCGTCAACAATTAATTCCTGGTTGGGTGCAGCAAACTCCGTGACGGGGGCTTTGGGTGCATTGGAGCAGCCAAACGAAATAATCGAAGCCATGCAAAGTAATGTGTATGTGATCATTTTCATTTCAATTTCCAGTTATAAAAAGGGCGAAGATCAGGCCAGCGACAAAGCCGCTTAACCAAAAAATTACCAGGTCTGCCCTGGTCGGGCGTGTTGGCGTGTAAGGGCCTTCAATAGCGTTTTGGGTGTAGTTATCAAGCTTCATAAAATGACTCCAGTTTTTTGGTAGTAACGATCAAGGGCGGCGCTGAGTTTTTGTTCTTCAGCTTCTTCTTTGCAAGCTTTGGCGTATGCTGCTTCCAGGGTTTGAATTACAGAATCACGCAGCAGTTCGTGTATTTCTCCGCCGTTGACATACACAAACCAAAGGCTGCCCGTGTATGCTTCAAAGTAGCATTCCAGGTCTTGACCAGGAACATCGTGGTGTTCGCAGATCATCTGGTCCAAGTCGGTGTGTTGCATGGGATAGGTCATGGTGATTTCCTTAAACACGTTCTGGTTGTGTGCCGACCAGCTGCCCATCCATGATTTGGAACAGAATAGCTTTGGCGATATTGAGGGTTTTACGAGCGCCTTCGGTGTCACCAAAAGCCATTTGTTCCTGGGCATCGGACATAAGTCCAGCAACGACCATATTGCCGCCAGTAACTTTGTATGTAAAAGAATTTACAACGGAATTGATGTAGGCATCAATATCTGCTACACCGTACATTTGAATATCTGACATTTTGAATTTCCTTTTAAAAGACCCGTTAGGGCGTGATTGAATTATAAGCCCGCTTAACACGGGCTGTCAACAATTATTTCCAAACTGAGTAAGGTTCGCCGCCAGACAATGCAATGTCGTAAGCGGAAACAATGGCTGGGGGTGTTGTGCGACAAAAAGCGCCAGCGCCCTGGTCGAAGAAATCTTCGCGTAATGTGTCAAGGCGTTTGCCGCCGACTTCTACTAAATTAAAACCAACTGCAACGGTTTGCACGTTGATTGGTGCGCGGCGGTTATATGTGAAAGTGATCATTTGAATTTCCTTTTAAAAGTCCCTATGCGAAATTGCTGGGGCATGAATGAATTGTAAAGCCAGCTTATCAATTATTTACTAGGTGGTTTCCCTAATCTGGTCATAAAAAGCTACGACTTCGTTTTCGATCTGCCACAGCTTGGCGATCACTTCCGCTTGCTGGGCTTCCACAGCTGGTTTGGTAACGCGGCTGCAGCTGTTGGCTGCCCAGGTCATGCCATAGTCCTGGCACACCGTGTAGTACCACATACCGCCTTCTTTTCGGCTGCCGACCACGGTGGTGGTCAATTGCCCGCTGTAGCGTTTCATGGTGGTTATGGTGATTCGCGTGGTGCTATCAATTGGGAAGTAGTTTTCAGCTCTCCAACCGAAAGCACTTTTTACTGCTTTGATTTCCATGATTAATCCTTTAAGTTTGCGAGTTGTTTTGCGTACACGATGGCCTGGGCCAACATATCCAGCGGGAAAATGCGGACCGTAGGCACGATTTGTTCCGCATCGGTATCGAGCAAGGTCACGGCATAGCCGCGGCTTACTTTTGTCACCAGGGCCGCGATGCCATATTCTTCGTTGAAATATGTTGCGACCTGGTTGGTTGCGGGAATTTGAGAAATTGCGACTGTCATGTTGTACCCCTTAAGCTGCTAATCTGCCAACTGCACCGTAACCATAACCATCGTCACCCAGGAAGCCCACGCGGGCTAGCGTGGCGCTGGGGCTGCTGGCGCAAAGGCTAACTTCTGACACCTGATTCATGATGCGGCGGTTAACTTCGTAATCCAGGCGGTCGGCGATGTAAGCGCTGTAGCCAGCTGGTGCGGTGATCTGCGGCATTGCGTAACCGTAGTAGGCGCAAGCTGCAGCGACTTGGGTGGTTAAGAATTCGGCGGAAAATTCGCGGTTGATGAAGATGAAGTCAGCACCGAAGCGCACTTCTTGACCGTCCAGGCTGCCGTAATTGCTGCCTTTGTAATCGGTCATGCCATCAAAATAAGAACCTTCGAACATACCAGCAACCAATTTGACCTGGTCGTATGTTGGGCCATCGGTGTAGCGGATATTGATGGAAGCGCCGCCGCTGTAAACGCTGGACTTAACGCTGAACTTCACACCTGGAAAAGACTCTTTTAAAGCTGCGCGAACTAACTTTGCAGTTTCGGCACAAGTGAGATATTGACGATTTGACATTTTGATTCCCTTTTAAAAGACCCCGTGCAATTTGCTAGGGCATGGGTGAATATTAAGCCAGCTAAACAACATTGTCAAACGTTATTTATAAAGCCCCCTTAACTTTGTAGGGTATTGACAAAATAAGCCAACTAACTTAATATGCGAATATGACAAAAGAACAGGCAATCGAAAAAGCGGGTTCTGCCAGGAAGCTGGCGGAGCTGCTGGGCATAACAACTGCAGCCATTAGCCAATGGAAGAACGTTCCCCAGGCTAGGGTTTGGCAGCTGCGGGTGCTGCATCCGAAATGGTTCAAGTAGAATAATTTTGGAACAAGGCTAGGTTTGGGGTAGCTCCCTGGACCGAAAAGGGTTACACCTTCCCTCCGCCTTAGTTCTCTTTTCAAAGGTGGGAAAAAGGTTTGTCAATGCATTACTACCAATTTAACATTGGTGACTATCAAAGTCACACCGCACATTTATCCGACATTGAAGATTTAACTTATCGGCGTTTGCTTGATTGGTACTATCTTCACGAAATCCCGATACCCTTAGATTTGACAGAAACATCTAGGCAAATCCGTATGCGATCGCATAGCGATTCAATTGCGTTGGTTTTGCAAGAGTATTTCGAATGCACCGAAGATGGATGGATACATCACAGGGCCGATAAGGAAATTGCCAGGGCTGGGGAGAAATCTAGTAAGGCAAGCGAAAGCGCCAAAGCCCGATGGAATAAGGCTAAAGATGCGAACGCATTACAAGCGCAATCCGAAGGCAATGCTACACAAGACACATTACACATAACCAATAACCCAATACCCAATATTAAAGAAGGTAAACCTTCTTTGTCTGGAACTACGTTCCCGCCTTGTCCACATTCCGAATTATTAAAACTTTGGGAAAAGAATTTGCCACACTTAACCCAGCCAAGAACTTGGGAGGGCAACCGCCAGGCCAATATGCGGCAGCGCTGGGTTCAAGCTGGTAAACCATCGGCCTATTCCCCCGAAGGCTACAAAACCACGGAAACGGGATTGAAGTGGTGGGATTCGTTTTTTGGTTACATAGCCAACGACACCAGCCTGGCTAACGGGTTTGAAACAAAAGGGCGAACGTGGCGGCCCGACCTGGAATGGATTGTCAATGCCACTAATTTTCAAAAAATCATCGATGGAAAGTACGCCAAATGACATTTGCTAAACCTGAGAAAAAACAAGAATCCAGCATGGATGAAATGCAGCGCCTTATGTGTTCCGTGCCAGGTTGCAATAAACGTTGGACGGTCCATATAAGCGGCGACCGCCCCAAATGCTCACATCACCAATGGTCGGGGGAAAAGCCCAGCCGCAACCCAGCAGCCCTATTGCCAAAAGAACCCAAGACCGTGGCGCAATGGTATGACGATAAAGAAGATTTTTAAATGAACTACCAAACCGCAAACTTAATCCTGGACCGCGTGATTGATGGCGAAAGCTATCCGCTTAACATTGTTAACAAAGCTTTAGAAATGACTGGGGATTTGGATGGATTACATGAGGGACTGCGAAGCCAGGGAATGCATTACGCGATACCGCAAAAAGACGCGGGAAACGGGCAAGGGCGAAGCAATGGATTGGTGGGCTAAAACCTTGTTGGACATTGCCAAAAAACGCGGACAAGCTGCAGCCGACCAGCTGCGCGACAACATGAACAGGCTAAAAAATGCTAATCGTAAACTTTGAAGTACCTGGCGACCCGATCCCCAAGGGCCGCCCCAGGTTTGCTAGGCGCGGAACGTTCGTCCAAACCTACACCGATTCCAAAACAATCGAATACGAAACCATTGTGGCGACCAAAGCACGGATGGCAATTGGCAGCTCAGAACCGCTAAAAGGCCATTTAACCGTGTATTTATACCTTCGGTATGGTGTACCAGCTTCCTACTCTAAAAAACGCACGGAAGCTTGTTTAAACGGTTTGGAATATCCTAAACGCGTAGATTTGGATAATTGCTACAAAAGCATTACCGATGCAATGAACGGAATTGTTTATGCGGACGATAGCCAAATCGTGGAAGCTCACATTCTGAAGTGCTATTCGCTAGAACCAGGCGCAAACGTAATGATCCAGGAAAAAACATGATTATCCAGCTGCACAACCCCCAGCAAGCCGCGGTGGTTATGAAGGAAATCTGGCCCAAGGTCAAAGAAGGGTTGCAAGCTGGGCGGCGGATGCGCCTGGAAATCAAACAAGCCAGGCGCAGCAGCGACCAAAACGATATGTTTCACGCGCTAATCCACAAAGTTGCAGCTGAGATGAAAAAGGTTGGATCGACCTGGACCGCGGACGATTGGAAAAGGCTGCTAATCGACCAATGGGCGCATGAAACAAACCGCAAGCTGGGCAAGGTCGCCCCCAGCCTGGACGGTGAACGGGTGGTGCAGCTGGGAATGCAAAGCCACAAATTTACGGTGGAAGAGGGATCAGAATTTATTGAATGGCTGCTAGCTTGGATGGCACAAAAGGGAATTGAAGATGAAAAAGAAGTGCAAGCGGAAAATTTGGTCAACCACGATTAACCCTATCACCCACGCAATTTCTGGCGCTAGGGTGACAGAAGATCGTTTGCTAGATAAGCTGCGTATGCGGGAGCTGAGCGCGTTTGATTCAATGGTCAAGGGCTGGGGCACGGTTGAAGATTGGCGGGTGCTGGTGGATATGATGAACATTGCCGAAATGATGGGCAAAAGCGGCATAGGTCCAGAAGTGCTGCCATATTGCGAAGTGGGCTGCCAGGCTATGACCGAAGCAGCGCTGCGCTACCAGAAGTCCATGAAGATGGGTTTGTCAGGCATAGGGATCAATGCTTTGCGGGAGATTTGCGCCTACCATGACCTACAACGGACCAGCGTATCCAGGTCGGTTTATGAAACTATGATCACCAAGACAGCTAACTATTTACGCAGCAAAGGGAAAGATGTGGTTGAAATCAAATGATCCCTAAACACAATTACGTCCGCAGTAAGAAGCTTCTGCAGCTGGTAGCGGGGCTTGACTGCCAATGTTGCGGAAGCGGTCAAATGGTCCAGGCCGCACATACCAACTGGGGCGGTGGTAAGGGCCGCGGGATCAAAGCAGATGACAACCTGGTGGCTGCGCTATGCCAGAGCTGCCATTACGAAATCGACCAGGGTGCAAATCTAACCAAAGCCCAACGCCAGGAAAAATGGCAACACGCACACGTTGCAACCGTGGCAAAATTATGTGACCAAGGCGCATGGCCCGAAAATGTGCCAATTCCATCGTTTAGTGATATAGTGCAAACATGAACCATGAAGTAGCCGAATTTGTCGCCACTTTGCTGCATTCCAGCACGGTAACGCATTTTATGCATTGGGCTACTGAATCATTTTCCAAGCACAAAGCTTTAAGGAAATACTATGCTCAAATTATTGATTTGGTTGACCGATACGCAGAAGCGTATATGGGCAGCTATGAACAGCTTAAAAAATTTCCTGACGAATTTCATACGGAAAAAGACCCAGTAAAGTATTTGACCAGCATGAAGCAATTTGTTCTGGAAGCCCGCAAGGAGCTACCCCAGGATACCGAATTACAAAATATTGTTGATGAGATCGCAGATTTGATTAACACTACTTTGTATAAACTCCGCTACTTAGACTAAGGAAAAATCATGGCAAATTTGATGAAGAACGAACCCAAAGGCTACGGCGCTAGCGTATCAATGTCAGGCAACGCTAAAGCTAGCGATGGAACTGGCGAAAAAGGCAGCGCAATGAAGAACATTCCTAACGCAATGACCAATAAAATGGGCGCGAACAAGAATTTCGATGGCGGTAAATCCAGCGGTGTTTGCTACTCGCACGACCGTAAAAGCTGCCAGTAATGGCTAATCCCCTAACCGCAATGATGGCGGCGGGGCAACAACAAGCCGACCCTGGCATGAACAGGGTTTCGGCGTTTATGCCGCCAACCCCGCAGCAGCCGCAGATGCATCCAGCGGACCAGGAATACTTTAATCGGATACAAAACGATTACCCGCAGCTGGTCCAGGAATACACCGCACACCCAGAATCAAAAGCTGGGCGAGTTATTAACACCGATGTAGCGCGGGAAATGTCGCCACACTATCGGGAAGATAGGACCAGGTCGGCGGACATTCACGAAGGTGCTAGTCACTTTATGAAGACGATATATGCCGACAGACTCGCGCAGCCAACCCCCAAGGGCATGGATAACACGGTCGTATTTAGCGCGGGCGGAACTGGTGCGGGTAAGACCACGGCCCTGGACATATTGGAAAAAGTCGATCCCGCGCTTGCAAAAGCCGAAATGATCTACGACACCAACATGAACAAGTTTTCATCAGCGGACAAAAAGATACAGCAAGCTCTGGATGCCAAACGCAAGGTCCGAATCGTTTACACCTACCGCGAACCATCGGATGCCCTGGAACATGGCGCATTGTCACGGGCGCACAGGATGGAAAAGGAAAAGGGATCAGGTCGAACCGTCCCAATTGGTGAACATCTAAAAACCCATATGGGTTCGCGCCAGGTAATCGAACAACTGCAGAAGAAGTACGCCAAAAACCCACGGGTGAATATTCAAATTGTTGACAATTCGTTGGGTAAGGGCAACGCCAAGGCAAGCCAGCTTGACAAGTTACCTAAATTAGAAGAAAATGAAGTTAAAAGGAGGTTGTATGAGACTCTCGAAAGAGTACGTTCCCACGGTATCGGCGGAACTGAGCGAATCAGCGATGCCATCTACCACGGAACTAAAGGCACTAACTCCCGCTGAACATCGGGAAATGCGGCGTTTTGAAGCAGAAAACAAAGGTCTGGCTGAACGCCTGGCTGCTGGTTTGAACAAAGCCGTTATGCGCGAAGACATGGATGGGACTCGCGGTGTCTAGCTGCGCTACTTGTTTGTTCTTTAAGAACGCCCAAATCATGGGCAGCTGCCGCCGCTATCCGCAAATGCTTAACAAACATGAAAACGATTGGTGTGGTGAACACGTTCTAGCGCCTATGGCCCTGGTCAATGTGCCCGTGTACGACATAATGACCGACACGGTTACAGAAGCCCCCAAACGCAAATACACAAGGAAAAAAGATGTTGCAGCCGTTGCGTGACCGCGTAGTGGTACGTCCCCAGGTGCGGACGCTATCCGAAATAATCGTGGTAAACAATAAAGAACCATTTAACGAAGGCACGATCATGGCGATCGGTCCTATGGTTTCAGAAGTAAAAGTCGGCGATTTCGTCAAGTACGGAAACGGTGACTATTTAAATTGGCCCACGCATAACGTGGCGGGCCAAGACTACCAGGTAATTCAAGAAGCGGACATTTGTGCCGTAGTTGAAGCATAATCCCGAAACCCAACCCTTTTAAGGATCAAATCATGACAAATTCAGTCGCAATCGGCGTAGCTTATCAAGACCAGGCAATTAGCGGTGGCACTATTGATAACTCAACCATTGGTGCAACAACCCCATCGACCATTGTTGGCACAACCGTATATGCCACAGCTGAAATCGGTTATTCATCAGCTGCACAAGGTACTGTTACCCAGGCTACCAGCAAGTCCACAGGCGTGACTCTAAACAAGTCAGCTGGTCAAATCACAATGAACAACGCAGCCTTGGCTGGAGCTGCTGCGGTTTCGTTTGTTTTGACAAACAGCACAATTTCCGCCAATGACACAATCATTGTGAACGTTGCTAGCAACACAACTGGCAGTTTGGCTGGCGCGTACACCACTTACGTTTCATACCTGGCTGCTGGTTCAGCTTTGATTACATTGCGTAATTTGACTGCAGCCACTTCATATTCTGAAGCCGTTGTCATTAACTACGCAATTATTCATGGTGCATCTTGAACGAAGCAGCCTTAAAAGCCAGGATTGAAATCCTAACCGCCCAAGGCCGTCAAATGGAGCAAAACCTCCAGGCGATCGGCGGGGCGATCCAGGACTGCCAATATTGGTTAACCCAACTGGAAGCCAAAGATGCCCCTGATCAAATCAATGACACCCAAAGCGCTGAAGGCTAATATTAAAAAAGAGATAGAAGCTGGCAAGCCGCCCAAACAAGCGGTGGCAATTGCCTATTCTGTTAAACGGGAAGCTGAAAAGAAAAAGCCAGCTAAAAAGAAATGACCAAGCACGACAAGCCCATAGCGCACAAGACAACGGGGAAGGGTAAGACCTACAACCCAACGGACAAGGGCGCGGGCATGACCGCCAAAGGCCGCGCTGAATACAACGCCAAGAATAATAGCAATCTAAAGCCCCCAGCACCTAATCCGAAGACCAAAAAAGACGAAGGCCGTAAGGCCAGCTTTTGTGCCAGGATGGAAGGTGTAGTCAAAAACGCCAAAGGCCCAGCAGAACGGGCCAAGGCATCACTAAAGAACTGGAACTGCTAAATGGCTACTAAACCTGGACTCTATGCCAACATCCACAAAAAGCAAGAACGGATAGCCAAGCAAAAGGCCGAAGGCAAGCCCGTAGAACGTATGCGTTCGCCTGGTAGCAAAGGCGCACCCACAGCTGCAGCATTCAAACAATCCGCTAAGACAGCTAAGAAATGACAGAAGAAGTTAAGCGCCCCGTAGGTCGCCCAAGCCAATATGATCCCGCGTACTGCGATAGGGTTATTGAGCTGGGCAGACTAGGCAAATCTGTAGAACAAATTGCTGCACAAATCGGGGTAGGCACTAAGACAATGTATAACTGGCGGGATGAATTTCCAGAATTTTTACACGCCTTGGACATTGCCAAAGAATTAGAGCTGGATTGGTGGGAATCTATAGCCCAGGGAATGATGGTGGAAAACAAAGACGCTGCCAAACTAAACAGCGCGATCTGGTCCAGGTCGATGGCTGCACGATTCCCCAAGAAGTATCGGGAAAGCACCAAGACAGAGATCACGGGTGAGAACGGCGCACCGCTGCTGCAAGGCATCCAGGTCACATTTGTAAAGCCGAATGAATGACATAGTCAACCAGGCGATAGCTAAAGCGGAATTCCCAATTAAGCTCAAGGGCTTGTTTGAGAAAAGCCGATACAAAGTCGCATACGGTGGACGGGGTGGAGCTAAGAGCTGGGGCATAGCCAGGGCGCTACTGATCAAAGGCGCTAAAGACCCGATGCGAATCCTTTGCGCTAGGGAATTCCAAACATCTATTAAAGACAGCGTACACAAGCTGCTATGCGACCAGATCGAAGCGCTTGGACTTCTGGGGTTCTATGAGATAACCCAAAATAGCATCCGCGGCAAGAACGGAACAGAGTTTTCCTTTGTAGGCCTACGCAACAACGTGGCAAACATTAAGAGTTACGAAGGCGTGGACGTTGTGTGGGTGGAAGAAGCTCAGACAACCAGCCGCTTATCCTGGAACATCCTAATCCCGACTATCCGCAAACAGGGCAGCGAGATATGGATTAGCTTCAACCCAGAGCTGGAGACAGATGAGACATATCAGCGCTTTGTGCTGAAGCCGCCAGCGGACTGCATCCAGATCAAAATCAATTGGAGCGATAACCCCTGGTTTCCCGAAACACTAATGCTGGAGAAGGACGCATTGAAGGCCCGCGATCTGGAAGCTTATAACCAGGTTTGGGAAGGGCTATGCCGCCAATCAGTCGATGGGGCGATCTTCGCCAAGGAGCTGCAGCAAGCGGAGCTGGACGGACGGTTGACTAAAGTCCCGTATGACGCAACTAAACCAGTTCATGCCGTGTTCGATTTGGGATGGGCCGACAGCACCGCCATTTGGTTTTTGCAGTTCGTGGGCATGGAAACCAGGCTAATCCGCTACATCGAAGACAGCCAGAAGACCATTAGCCACTACCTGGCGACCATGCAAACGTTTGGTTATGTGTACGACAAGGTATGGCTGCCACACGATGCGGAGAATAAAACCCTGGCTGCAGCTGGTCGGTCTATTGATGACATAGTGCGGGC